GTGGGAAGAGTGGAGCCGCCGCGATAACGAATATGCCGACGATTGGGAGGGGGGTAAAAATCCCTGTGCTGAGCGTTGGGAAAACGGTTTTAGGAGCGGTGGGCTGGGCTTTGGCTCGTTAATTCGTCAGGCCGATCTGGTGGATCGTGAGCGAACACGATTTCAAAGGGACGGTCTTGCACGATTGGTGGAGGAGATCGAAGCGCTACCGCTCAAATACAAGCTCGACCTACTCAGCGGTGAGGAAGTCATCGCGCGGGGGCTGGATTTAGAAGACAGCATTGAGAACCCGGCCCTGCTTGATCAGGCCAAAACTCAGCTGGCCCAAGAAGCTGGGCGGCATAAGGAAGGAGCGGCGGCTATCGACCGGATGCTCGATGCTCATCTCACGTTCGAGCGCAACAAAGAGTTTCGTCCCAGGGCTGTAAGCGAGTTGGACGATGCCTCGTTTGATTACTTGATTCCGGGTTTGCTGCCGAAGCCTTGGCTGCTACTAATTCACGCGGATGGCGGCACGGGTAAGTCAGCGATGTGCCAGACGCTGTGCAAACACATCAGTCAGGGACGATCGTTCAACGTTCACGGCGGTTTGGTCAACGTACCCAAGGGGCGTTGCCTTTGGTTAAACGGAGATCAGAGCGAGCGGATTGTGCGGCGTCAGTTTGATTTGATCGGCGTCACCACTGGTGTTGATGTTGTGGGGGAGTGGGACATGTCCTGGTACAGCCGCTTCAAGAAGCTCCAGGGGCCGAAGGAAGCGCCGAACTATGACCTTGTGGTCATTGACAGCCTGGATGGCTGCAACGACTCCAACCCTTATGAGGAGAACCGCAGGGAGTACGCGCTGCCTCTGAAGAAGCTTGCACGGCGCAATGGTGAGGACTTTGGGGCCTGCACCATCATCGTGATTCACCACAACAACAGAAACGGCAGCTTCCGTGGAACCAGCGCCATTAGGGCTGCTGTGGATGAGACCTGGAACATGCAGCGGCTGGACAACAAGCAGCTGGCTGAGTTGAGCCTGAGCGATAACACCAGGGTCGTGACTGTCGAGAAATCACGCGATGATCGTGAAGGGCAGGAAATGGCGTTCTCCTTGCTGCCGGATTACACGTATCAAATCGGGCCGGTGCCCGAGAAGGAAAGCAAGGTGAATGGGCCGACGCGACAGATGCTGGACATGCTCAAGGAGATGCGGCGAACGCGCGCACCTTGGACGGTCCAGGATTTTGTGGATCACGACCTGCTGGGCGGGGTTCATAAGAAGCGCGCGATCAAGTACAGCCTGGACAAGCTGGAAGGGCAGAAACTAATCGAGCGTTGTGCTACTCCAGCGAGTTGGACAGGTAAGGGACGGCCTCCTGCTTTCTACGAGGCGGTTGGTACAGACGTTCCAGGGGCGTTTACGTCTCGCGCGCGTGAAAGGTCCGTGAAACCCCCTGTTAAAAATCAAACCCCTTCTCCTGGAACGGATTTAAACAACAAAGTGAATTGTCAAAAGTCCGAAATTGTCAAAAGTCCAGACAAGGGACTTTTAACAAAACCGGAACTTTTAACAAAACCGATTGTTGGTAAGAACCCTTCCGCTGCAACGGATCAGCTTTTTAACGCAGATAATCAGAGACATAAGGGTGTCGAACCTGGCGCGGATGACTGGAATATGTGGGACTGACCCACTTGGCGAGAGCCTGTCAATGTGCTACTTTGTGCATGTGGTTTACCGCGCTGTGACCGAAAAACAAATTCAAAGCACCGTCAAAACGGCCCATCAATACGGTGGGTCGTTTATTAGCAAACTTGCTGAAGCAGCTTTGGCCGGGGACCCCCGCAACCGAGATCGCGTTTTACGCGCTTTTCCCGAGATCGTTGCCCAATACGGACCAGGCAGCGTTTTTTACAACGAAACACTTTGACTATGAAACAGCTGAAGATTACGTTGCGTGAGGAAGATGCTGAACGGTTTACGAGGGAGGCGGAGAGACAAGGCATTCCACGCGCTGAGCTTCTCCGCCAAAAAGTTCTTCGCACTGGTGAACCTATAAGCGTTCCGGCTGATATTTACGCACTGGTTCAAAGGGTCAGACGCAAGACAGGCTTTGGTTTAGACAATCGAATGCTTGAAAACATTGTCATGTGCGTCGTTAGTGAAGTGGTTAATTAACCGGCTATACCGCCTGCTGTTGAGGTGGGCGGTACACACTGACAGCAGGTATTTCGGCGGCATGAAAAGCACCGTTAACTTTGTCTACTGCCAGGTGGGCGAATCTTTGGATAACGAGGCTCTGGCCTTGGTTCGTTTTACCAGTTACGACAGCGACTCACGCGCGTTGGCGGTAGAGCAGGTGACGTACCAGGACACCCCAGTAGGGTTTACGAACTTTGAGCGGCACGTGGCTGCAGCACTCGACTGCGGCGTTGATGTGGCTGTGATGACTTCTTATGATTTGGATTATTTTCCGGTTGTCGAGAGTTTAGTAACCTCTTGATGTGCTACATTGAGGTGGTTACACGGCACCACCCATGTCCCCTCAAGTCTTTCAAGGGATCGAGCATTTAAGCAAGCTCAACACGGCTCAGTCTCTTTGCTTTGACACAGAAACGCTCCAGTTGCAGCCTGAGCGCGGCAAGTTGCGGCTCTTGCAGTTAGGTGCAAGGGATCGCGACACTATTGTTCTTATTGATTGTTTTCAACTTGATAAAAGCGACTGGGCTAATCTGCGCTGGTTCTTCAGCCATCCAACCCGATTCTGGCTGGCCCATAACGCTGTCTTCGATCTTGGGTGGCTCCAGGAACACAACATCCATCCGGCTGGGTGGGTCCGTTGCTCCATGTTGGCCAGCCGACTTCTCACCAACGGCTTACCTAATACGAAACACGGTCTCGACAGCGTTGTAAAGCGCTACCTCAAAAAAGAGCTGTCCAAAGAGCAGCAGCGTTCTGACTGGAGCGGTGAACTCAGCAAAGAACAGTTGGAGTATGCGGCCAACGACGTTGCCGCTTTGGTGGAGCTTGACGCAATTTTGGAGCACCGGATTAGTCGCGACAGGCTCGGACCGGCTTTCAAGCTTGAGTGCCGCGCACTGCCTGCAATGGCTCAAATGTGGCGTACAGGTTTGCCCTGGAACGCTGAGAATTTACAGCAGCGCAAAATCGATTACGAGCACGACATTAAGGGCTTAGCCAAAGACTTTGTGTTGCAGCTGGATGCAGCGATGCCTGAAAAACACAAGTTGCCGCGTGATGAAAACGGCAGCTTCAACTTGCGGGCTAAGGATGAGGGCAAGCTTCGAGATGGCACCAAGAAATACGCAGGCTTCAACATCAACAGCCCGAAGCAGCTTGTGGAAAAACTCACCGTGCTGTTGGGCGGTGAGCCCCCTTGTGATGCCAATGGCAAGCCCAGTGCATCTAGGCAAGCACTGCGTTCTTACGCTGCCGACCACGAAGTCATTCAGATTTATCTGGAGTGGAAAAGGTGTGAAAAACGTCGGCAAATGATCGAGTCCATCCAGGAAAAAATGGACAGCATCGGCTTTGTGCGTGCCAGCTACATGCAGCTTGGTGCGGAGTCGGGGCGCATGAGTTGTATCAAACCCAACAACCAGCAGATTCCGCGTGACAAGCAGTTTCGCAGTTGTGTTGAAGCGCCTGAAGGCTGGCTATTAGTTGACGCTGACTTTGGCCAGATGGAGCTTCGCCTTGCCGCGGCAGTTGCAAATGATGAGCGGATGATTGCTGCGTTCCAGGCTGGGGAAGATCCGCACACCGTTACTGCAGAAGCCATCGGCTGTGATCGGCAAACTGCAAAATCAGCCAATTTTGGTTTGCTGTACGGCTCAGGCCCTACGGGTCTGCGTAATTACGCAGGTGGCATGGGCATCACCATGACGCAAGAACGTGCAGCAGAAATAAGGGATGAGTGGCTTGATGCGTTCCAGGGAGTAGCTGAATGGCAACGAAATAATGCAGCAGTTGCAGATCGGACAAAGCACGACAAATGGGCGGAAACCAGGATTCCAATTTCAGGGATGCGGCGGTATTTACAGGGCGACATGAATCGGCTGACTGTCAGGTGCAACACGCCGATTCAAGGGGCCGGTGCTGCCATTCTTAAGTGCGCCTTGGGCAACCTCTGGCCAAAGGTCAAAACAGCGGGTGAGGACACCGTTCGCATTGCTGCTGCGGTGCATGACGAAATTCTGTTGCTTGTTAGGGAAAATGAAGCTCAGGAGTGGGCTGCAACCTTAAAACAGGTAATGGAAGACGCCGAAGCCAAGTGGCTTGGAGAAATTCCTGCGCTGGCGGAGGTGTCTGTCGGTAAAACCTGGAGTGAGGTTCACTAATGGTCAGCGTTTACTTGACGGACATCGGATGGTTTTGTTCTTGCCAAGGCCGGGTAACGTACTACAGGGATTTATGCGAGGTCATGAATGCCGCGTACCGGCAGGCAAATAGTGATGGAGCGCCTCAACAAAGCGATCCAGGGCGCAACTACCGGTGACTTACAGCGGGCTGCGATGTTTTTAGAGGAGGCACGCAAAGTACGTGCAGGTTGCACTAACCAGCGTGCTCAAGCTCGTCGAGCTCAAGCAAATGCGTGGAAAAAGAAGGTCGATTCTTCTATTACATGGTAACGTGTGTGTAGTACATTGAACGTTATGGCTATTCGGCACGGCAATAAACAGTATTTTCAAGTTCTGCTTGACCCCAATCGAGCAGAGCTAGTTCAACAAGAGGCTGCTAAGGGCAAGCAGCGCGCAACAGCTTGGATAAGAGAAGCTGTGTATTCGGAGCTGAAGCGGATTAGTTCGCCTACTGTTTACAGCGAGGCTGAGGCCAAAGATCTTGCTCGGTGGCGGCAGTCCGTCCGTAAGCAAGTCGAGGGCCGAGCCAAACCAAAAGACGATTAAGTCATTTCATGCGCTTTGCTATCAAAGCGGCTTTTGAAGAGTCGCTGTTTCTTGCTGCTTATTACGAGGACTCAAAACAAGCTGTTTGGACGGACCAGCTAGACGATGCTTGCGACTGGAGCACCTTAGAACGTGTTGTAGGAGTCAAGGTAAAAATAGATAAAGAGGTAGAAATTATTCCGGTGGCAGGCTAAGCCGGGTTGACTCAAGAGCGCTTATTCGGCTTACTGCTTGACGCAGCATCAAACCTTGGTAAAAATTTTGCTGCATAAGTGCCACACATAAGTTTCGTACTTCAGTCAAGTCCTTTGTTTCTCTTACTCCACGACAACCGCACTCAAGTCTTAGCTGTGCTTCCAAACTTGGCTCAATAATCATCCAGTCCATTGGAACGCTCCAATAAATCCAAGTAACGGCGCTCAGAAGCGTATGGCTCCCTTGCACGCATGATGTCACCGACTACAGGAAACAGCCACTGATCAACCCGTACACAGTATTTAAAGTTGTACGGGTCCATACAGCCAATAACGACTGTCGTCCAGAACGCAGTCAAGTAGCTCCAAACGACGTACCAACTCATGCGGCGTCTGGAATTACTTGCAGATCATCAACCAGAATTACCCAGCCTGTTTTAGGGCCATCAACAGACCACCTTGGGTAAAACTCAGCCTGTCGTACCCGTGCATTACGACCTTTGCTGGCATTTTTATGGCCGCCTCTAACCATGTCAGGCAAACCGCGTGGATCTTGAAAAATCCACTCAGGATCATTGGAATACTTGCCTGCATAGCCGTTAATTACGCTCCAATGACCTGCACCATGGGGCGCTTCGCCTCGTAAAACATCACCATGATGCAGCCAACCAACCAATACTGGGCGACCTCTTTCAATTTCTAATTCAATTAAGTCAGAGTCTCCATCCTGACGAAACTCAACATTTAGCCCAAGACTTCTCAAAGTTTGTATCTGAGCATTGACAGATGTGGTGTCGCCATATTTGACGCGAATAGCGTTATATTCATCGTCCGTTTTAACTTTTTTGTAAAACGCCGCCACCATGGCAGCCGCTGAACTAAAACATTCGCGGTATCCCGTTCCACTTTCATTGTCGAATTGGCTGAAGTAAGGCATAAACACTTCTTGGTCAATGCCGCTTGCTTTCCACGCATCAAACCATGCGTTGTCTTCTTCCTCCAAAAGGTCTTGCGGCATTCGCTCCTCAAGCTCCTTAACAGCAGCCAGCTGGTGGGGCGTACCACGGAAAAATTGAAAGAACGGTAAAAGCGCTAGTGCCATCAGACGTTTCAATGGTCAACGCGAGTTTCAGGAAACAGCAAAGTCTTTAAATGACTTACTGCTAAGTCATCCAAGTCGTTGTCAGTGCGTTTTACGACACGCTCCAACATCGCAATGATCAGCTCCGATTGCTGTGGCCCTCAAGTCGAGCCACTGATTGCTCAAGATTCGATAGTCGAGCAAAAATCTCTTGGTCTCTGGTTCTGATGTCTGCGTGAAGGATGTCCATCCTGCCCGCTAAATTATCGACAGCAGTTGTTAAACGCACCAAGGAATCACGCCCTTGCTGGCTTGAGCGGTTGATTCCCGTTAGACCAGCAGAAGCAACGCCAACGCTTGCTCCAGCTACAGCAGCCCAGATTTCAACCACCATTCGACCTCTAGCGTTTCACCATCATGGCAGATTCAAACGAAAAGCCAGAACAGGAAGAATCAAACTCGCGCTTAGGCGACGTTATTAAGGTTGTGTTGCTTGGTTGGGCAATGGCAATCTTGACCGCCAACTACCTTGGCGTTTTTAAACAGTCCCTAGACCCAACCTATCCAGCCAGTATCTTGAGCGGCACAGCCGCATCCTTTGGACTAGCTGTGGGCAACAACAGGAAGAAAAAAGACGAGCCTACAATCAAAGAACAGACCTCTACGGCAAAGCCAAAATGAAACCCTTAATTTTGGTATTGGGCATCACACTGTTTGCCGCTCCAGTGCAAGCCGACATTATTCATCGCATTCAATCATCAGTTTCTTTGTCAGTCGATGGAGCAGGATCTGTCGCCACAAGAATCCCGTCTTCATTGGCGGTATCTGGCAATAACGTCACTCTGGACACTGCTCCTGAGTTTGGCAGTTTCCATTCCGGGACTGCTCTCGGGTACACTCCTGGCGCTTTTAGCGTTACCACTGCTGGTGATGCTTTTAGTTACAGCGAAAGCTATACAGAAGGAGACGATGTGCCGTCAGTCCTCTCAACAACAGTCACGTCAGGAGTAGTACCTGCACTGCCTATTTTTGGCAGCACAACAACAACTTCCGGCGGTGTTGCTGGTTCACTTGCTGGAACAATAGCAACTGATGGTGCTTTGACTATTACTGCTGGCGGCGCTGGTACAACTGCAATCGGTCAAGTTATTCAAGAACTAACGATCAAGTGATGCTTTGGTATTGGCTTGTATTCTCGCTGATCCTTCTTGCCGCTCCAACAAAAGCGGTGCCTGTTGTACCAAATTTTCAACAGGGGGTGCTTAGTTCAAGCACAACCACAAAAACAAAAGTTACTGAAGTCATAAACTCTTACGAGTACAGGACTGGTTACGAGTACAGCGCAAGCGGAACAAACATAGAGCCAGACGGGCCTCTCGCTCCAATGGCTTTGGTGACAACAACAAATACTGCTAACGGCATTGCAAGTGTTTGGCGCGGACTAGATCCAGCGCAAAAGCCAGAATGGCGCATCGTAAATCAAGCAGCTAGTTTTCAGTTTGTCGAGACTTTGATGGGACCAGGGCTCGTTAACCATACGCTAATTAACCGTGAAACAGACATCGAATCTCTCACGGAAACAACAAGTACGTTTACGCAATGAAGCGAGTCATAGCAACGCTCTTGCTGCTTTCCGCTCCAGCTCAAGCGCAGGTAAGTAGTACGGCTGCACCTGTTGCTAACAGCTCTGGAAGTGTTACAAACCAAGCTGTGCAAGTAGTACCGAGTCGTCAATTTACGAATACCTACGGTGGCGGCATTAGTTGTCAAGGCGCAACGCTAAACATTAATCCGTTTGTAAGTACAACGACAAGCTGGTCTGACCCTTACGAGGCGACTTATGCAGACCCAGTGTTTGACACTCTCGATATTGTTGGCGCGTTTGATTCGGAAGGTAATGCCATCCCCGATGGCCGGCCCGATAATCCGGGTGCTGTCCTTTTCTATAAACCGGTTAGAACGGGCCAGAAAACGAACTTTTCGATCAATGGCGGCATTACAGCAACGATTTCAGTGCCGCTTGACCGCTCACACGTCAGAGCATGTAGAGCAGCAGCAGAAAAGCAAGTCGCATTGTTAGATGCAGCACTAGCTGACAAGAGATTAAATCACGAGATTGCGCGACTTAAAAACTGCGGTCAGCTTATGAAAGAAGGAGTCATGTTCCATCCTGACTCGCCTTACGCTTCTGTCTGTGCTGATGTTGTTTTAGTCAATCCACCAGGGGTCATACCGCCCCACACACACTCAATACCTACTTCCTCAAAGCGCGTTGATTCTTCCGACGCTGAAACGCAGACTCAATAACTACTTTCTTGCCAAGCTTCTCCTTAATCTTCTTAATTGTCTTCTTCACGATAGGTTTGACAGCCTTGAGCAGGATGTCGCCTAAAGGTTTTGCCAATATGGCGCTTGTCGTTGCTGTTGCTGCTATCGCTGCAGTCGTCATGACTACAGGCGCTCCAGGCAAGTAGTTGCCGATAATCTTTGCCACAGGCAGCAGCTCCAGTTGTGGCTCGCACTTACCGTCAATTACCTCGTAGCCAATAATTACAGCGGTTTGTGCTTTATTTTTTGCTCCTATAGGTATTCCGTCTGGTGGTGGACAAGGCAAATCCGTGGCTAACTTTGGCAAGTCAGGAGTTTGGCCTGACTGAGAGGGAGCCTGCTGTGACGGCTGTTTTTTTGGTTCAGCCGTCTTTTCTGGTGGGTTGATCTTTGGAGGCTTTACACCTTCAGGTGGTTCTAAGCCTGCTGAAAAATCCAATGGCCTAAAAGATGGCATCGTCCCATCGCACACGACAAAATTACCTCGCTCATCGTTGTCGTAAGCCTTTTCATTGCCTGGCTGTGTATTGCGAGATTCAACGCATCCAGGCACTTGGATAACTGGAAAGCCAAGCTGCAAAGTGACTGGTGGTTCAGTTGGAATGCTTTGAGGCGGCATACTTCGCCAAGCCGGAATCACTGGCACTTGCACCGCTCCAATACCAATCTCAGGAATTTCTGGCATGAAGTCTGAACGGTTTACAG